TTGCTTTGGCAAATCCAAATAATATGTATCGAATTAATGTTTCACCGGAAATAGTAGCTGCCTTAGCTGATTGTTATCCATCTGACTTAGTATATTATGAAATTTACACAAATAAAGATCAGGTTATTAGATTTGTAATGGAGCAGCGTAGTTATCCGCAATTACGCACATTTGTTTTTCGGAATTGCTTTGGAGCGCAAGAAAGTTTTACGTGCACAGGTGATGAAGAGAGTTCTCGCAAATGGAGTCGTGAATATGGGCTTAGCAAAAATATAAATATTCAGCTAACTCGTGACCTCGTCAATTCAATAACTGTGAATACAGGATTAGTTACCAATAGATCGGTAGAGGCTTTGGAGGATCTTCTTAATAGTGATCAGTTGGCTTTACTAGATGCACAGGGATTTCAGGCTATAATTATTTTGGAAGAGAATTTTAAAAATAATAGCCGACGAGATGAAGTCAGATCTTTTGATTTCACATACAGATTTGCTGGATATAACCAATTCAGAACGACTTATGCACCATTTAAAACCCCTAGAGTTTTTGATGATACATTCAACGAGACATTTAATTAATTATGGCTAAACCTACTAAAATAAGACGTAACCTGATGCTTAAGGAAATGGATATTAAATGGCTTCCTAATGAAAAGAAGGTGCTTTTTTCTATAAAGTTTATAGAAAAATCAGGGAAGCTTTTATTCTTTCCTTTCGCTTGTTCCAGGGGATTGCGATACAACATGGCGGAAGCCAGGCAACGTGGTATACAGCCGTGTGATGAAAAAGGGAATGCAATTGATCATGTTTATCCGGTAGGGATTGACGCGATAATACTATACAACCAAATGGAAGTAATACTTTAAACTATGGATATATTATTCAATAAGAACGGAGCCCCGCTTATTATGACTTCACGTCATGTATTTGTAAACACTGTTGGTGCTCCTAAAGGGATAAGTACTGAAGAAAAAAAACAACTTATTCAAACCGTTGATACTAAACTTGATCAAGATTTCTTTTCTTTGTCTGGCATAAAGTTACTTTCGTGGAATTCGAATAATGATTTTCCGCAATGGGCCGACAAAATAATTACTTCTACCAGTGTATTGAACTCCGGATTAAAGTTTATGCGGAATTTTACTATCGGTCAGGGGGTTTATGCGTGTAAAGTTACCGGATACGATACTGATGGGAATGAAATATTAATACCTTATCCGGATCCGGCTCCTCAGCAACTTATTTCGTCTCCTAAAATTCGCAGATATTTCGAACTTGCAGCTCGTGATTATTTTAAATTCGGGTGTTCCGGAGTTCAGTTAGTCCCCAATGCTGACGGTAGTAAAATAATAGGTCTTAATGTGTTGAATGCTTATTTTTTCAGGATAAGCGAACGAGATTCAAACGGTTTAGAAAAATGCGTTGTGTCTGGTAAGTTTCCGGATACACCTTCCGCCGGCGATTATAGTGTGTACGATGTGCTGCTTGATTATGATCCTGTTATGGATATGGATATTCGCAAATTTGAGGGAAAAGGAAAAGATAGTGCCATCTTTATGATTCGTGATTCCTGGAGTAACCGTGATACTTATTCGGAACCGGTGTGGTTGTCCGCCTATCTGGCCGGATGGATTGATATTGCAAAGTCAGTTCCTAAGTATCTTCAAAAAGCATATAAGAATCAGATTACATGCAAATTTCATATACAAATACCTTATTCGTTTTGGGATAAGAAGTTTCCTGAATCTGATTTTGATGATCCTAAAGATAGGCAGGCTGCTATCGAGATGTATATGGATGATATCGAAACTAACCTTCTTGGTGCTGAGAATGCAGAAAAGCCCCTTTTTACACACTACGACACCAATGATCAGAATGGAAAGATCCAGGATGGATGGATAATAACGAAGATTGACACAAATTCTAAAGATGCTGATAAACTTGTAACCAGTGCTGCTGCAAACTCAGAGATTCTTTTCGCATTAATGATTAACCCAAATGTGCTTGGTGCAGGTATGCCGGGTGGAACTTATGCCGGAAATCAGGGAGGTAGTAATATCCGTGAAGCTTTTCTGGTAAACATTGCCAATGCTTGGGTAGATCGTCAGAACTTTCTTGATCCATTAGAAATAATGATTAGATATAATTACGGTTATGAAGATTGTGCACTCAGGTACCGTAACACAATACTTACTACCTTAGATACGGGTAGTGGAACAAAGAAAAACTTAGCTTGATAATTTCATTTTGTAAGTACATTTTATTGTTTGATAATCCATTCTTGCTTGTGAAAGTAGGAATGGATTTTAAATATATTTTATATCTTTGTAAATCAACAATTCATATATTGCTATTATGAAAATGAAAACTAGAAAAGCCCAATTATCAACTGTTATTCATGAGACTGAAAAACTAATCAATGATGGTCATTTGATTGTAGATTCGTTAAAAAGTCACATTATAGTTATAGATAGTTTTTGGATCCTACTTGATAAATCCGGTCAGGAAAATTTCATTCGGAATATGGCCAACTATTGTAAACTTAAAAATGCTTATGAAGGTGTTTTGGAAGATGATTATAAAGAATTATTGCTTATAGTTAAGAGTATTGACATGAAAATAAATAATGTGTTCAAACTTGTAAATGGTAAAATAGAAGAAATTGACTTGAATAAAACGTCTTAATAATATACGTTTATGAAACGAAAAGTAATTGGTTTCGGATCTTATGGAGATGGTGACGATCTGGAAGAGGAGCAAAAAAAGGATAAGGATGTAGAGGCTTTGAAAACCTTAATCCAGTCTATATATTCGCCAGATGGCATTACGGAACAAAAAGAATTTAAAACTACCGCTGAGTTGATTTATGAGTTACGAGAAATGATACCAGCAACGGGAAGAGAAATGCGAACGGCTTTATCTGAAATGGGTTTTGAAATAAAATATATAGATGGTACTCCAATGTGGGTAATGTATCAATTACTAGAAGTTTATTGAATTATTTGTATCTTTATAAAAAAATAGTATGAATGGGATATTTTCTTACGACCAAATAAAACGATCTACATTTTTATTTAAATGTGGAGAATATAAAAATTTTGTATGTGCTACAATGTGCATGGATAAAGATAGGCAGAATGAGACATTATTTTTTAGAGTTAGTTGGGGTGATTCTCATGGATATGGCATTTCTATAATTGAAGCAATTAAAGATTGTACTAAAATACTAACTGAATTAGAAATAAATAATATTGCCAAGAATCTACAAAAGAAAAAGTAAACTTATAAATTGATCATTATGGAGTTTGACACCATGCATCCTAAAAAAGAGATAGACATTTTAGAACGTCATATATTAGCAGCAATTTCTAAGTGTTCTATATTTGAATTTAATGAATGTAAGAAAGTTTATCTTAGAGCTAAATCGTTCGATAAAACAATTGAAATATTAAAGCAGGCTGTAGAGCAGAAAAAAAGTCCACATATTATAATGGATGATCTTGGAATAAAAAGACCTTAAAATTAATGTACCACAAAAAAGGTGAGCAGATCTGCTCGCCTTTTTTGTGTGTCCTTTTCCTCCCTTGTCATAAGTTTTAAATTTGTACAATCAAAATTTAAAACTTATGATATTCTCCCCCGAAAAATGGAATAATGCCGGCGAAATACAGCCGTATATAAGCGTAGGCAAAGGTCTTAAATTTGCTACCGTGCAGGCTCCACTCCTTAGCTCGTTTGAAATGTTTCTACGTCCGCTCCTGGGCGATGCGTTGACTGCTGATTTGATAGCCTATTATACTGATGCCGATTCCGGTAATAAACAGAACCGTTTTGTGCAACTGGCTCAGCGGGCTAATGCATTACTGGCATTCTGGTATGACTATGATGAGATGCAACTGCTTATCAGCGATACCGGTTCTAAGCGTCAGGAGTCAGATCATGAAAAAACACCTTATAAATACCAGGAGCAAGCTTTGAAAAACGGTTGGAAGGTAAAAGGTTTCAACGCCCTGGATGATGTGCTGTCTTTCCTGGAGTTGGAGAAATCTACCTTTGAAAATTATAATGGATCGGCATCTAAAACCGATATTGTTAGGACTACGGCCGAAGTAGATAAGTATTATTTCATTTCTGGTAGCCGGATTATCCTGCTCCGTCTACGCCCGCATTTTCAAATCGTAGTTGACACAATTATTTCACCCCGACTTGGATCTATTTATACCAATCTGATTGCGGAACTGGTCAAAGAAACTCCGGATCCCAAATATACAAAACTTCGCGAAGCATTGATTCCTGTAGTTGTATTCTACAGTGTTGCCAGATTAATGCGTGAAACTGGTAGTTTGACCGATAAAGGATTGTTTTTTGAAACGCTTAAAAATACGGATGATGCTGTGAATACATCGCCGGTATCGGATGGTAGAATGAATACTCAAGCAACCATGGCGGAGGCTGATGCCATTAATTAT